TACTTTTGAACCATTCTCAAGAGTAAAGTATGTCTTATTCCAAGCTTTAACTCCTACTTTTAACCATATTGGAAGATTCTCATAGAATTCTCTAAGTCTTGATAAATTTTCTGTAGCCATACTTTCTTTATTGGCTGCTATTCCTACAACAGTATCAGGGAAAAATATTATCTTCCATAATATATATAATATGGTAGTTATACTTTTACCTGATTGTCTACCTGCCATAATATTACTAAATCTATTATCTAAAAAATGTTTAAGCATATCTACTTGATAATCACGTAGAATAGGTATTATCCAACCATCATCTAAAGTAAATATACTAACATAATTTTCTATAAAGTAAAATATATCCTGTGAACATTTATATATTTCTTCTATATGATCTAATGTTAATGGCAAATTAGCGTTTGGATAAAATAAAGAAGGATTGTTAGCAAAATGTATAGGGTGTCCTTCTGAATCAAGAGTATATCCTCTATCATCAGTAGGAAGTTCTAATAATTTTATTTTATCATTCATATAAATCCTTTGATTAGAATGTAAACGACCAAGTTATTTTAATTGTACTAGAATTATCCTTTGGTTTTGCAGAAAATGTTTTCATTGCGAAAATATTAGTTCCACAATACATTGCAGCTTCAGTATAATTAACTGTACCACTACTGTTAGCTGCATTAATACTTAATAATATTTCATAAGTAATCATATTGTTAGCTTGAGTGATTTTAACTGTGCTACCAGCATTTGAGTTTGTTTCAGTTACAGTTGCATATCCACCATTAGTTGTAGGTACAAAATTTATAACATACGTATAATAACCAATTTCAGCTTCAGAAAACAAATTTGTTCTTGATGGAATAAACCCTAGAGTGTTAGGGTCTATAGGTGTTAATGGTTCTCCATTATATCCCAATGTACCAAATACTACTTTATTAATTGGAGTAGTTCCTAAACCAGATAATATAGAAGATATCGAAGATCTTCCTAAATCCATAATCATGTTATGTTCTTCAGTTGTTTCTAGTATATTACCATCAATATCTAATAATTCTGCTTTAAAATCTCCTACTATTTTTTCTAAATTGTCTTTAATAATCATCTAATGTCCTTTAATATTCTTTAGTATCTTTTATTATCTTATACTTTTATTGGTGTCCAGTGAGAAAACTTTAAAGCTACTTTAAATGACTGAATTGAATTAGGTGTTTCTCCATTTAAATCAATATTACCTATATCAGAAGGAAACATATTATGAAATTTATAACCAGAAATTACATTACCATCACAATCTAATTGCATTACTTCTGCATCTACCATAAACATTGAAGGGTTACAAGTGTGTGAATTAGTTTCATAATTGTCAATTTTATCCATCCAAGCTATAAACATTTGTCTAATTTTATGATCAGCAGTATTATAAAACTCTATATCCCAACTTTCAGGAAATGTAGTATCACCAGGAAGTGGTAATTTACGACCTTGTATCCATACATCCATAGTACCTATACTTTTATCAGGAAAAGATGCTGCTTTACATAGTATTGGACCATCAACTCCTAATGTTAAACTTCCATCACCAGCAGGTGTTCCAAAACGAATAGTAAATTTATCAGTTTTTGCACCATTGGTTTGAAGAGCATTTTTTAATTGATTTACAGTATATAAAAAATTCATCGCTATCTCCAGTATTATATAGTATATTTATAAATATACTATATAACTAACATATCATTAAGTGTAGTTCCAGTATGGGGTAACCAATAACTATAAGCAAAAGTAACAGTAAATTCACTTACTGTATTTGTAGTCATAGAATTAAGTTCAGTTGAACTAACTTCTATTGGAAATGCATAGAAAAACTCATAACCTGCCGAAATACCTTGGCTACATAATTGATTAATTTTTAAGTTCGTCATATAACCTGAGTTTATACTTCCGAATCCTAAATAATCATTAGGAAAACTAGTAGGTACTAAAATAGCATTATATCTATCCATTTCATACATCCAACCTTCAAAAAATTGACGAAGATTAAGATCAGCAGTATTATAAAAGGTAGCAGTCCATCTACCCGGAAATTGGGCAACTCCACGAACAGTAAATTTGTGTCCTCTATGCATAATATCAATAGTACTTACTGATTTCTCTGGAAGAGAAGTAGCCTTACATAATATACTTATATTATCACTTTTTGGTACATTAGTAGCTCCACCTGAATTAAGTGTATTTCCTACTAATGGAATTTTTTGAACAATATTATTAATAAAAGAAGAAGCTCTTAATACTATTGGAATAGTAATATCAATTCTAAATTTGGATGGGTTAGCACCAGTCCCTAATGCATGTTTTAAATCATTAATATTCATTAATATTCCTTTAGAATGGATTTAGTAGTCTAGCAGTGTCACTAATAGCAGACAAACCACTTGTTATTGAATTAGATGCATTTTTCAATCCAGATACTAATGAATTTGATGGTTCTATTGTATAATTACTAAAACTAAAGTTACAACTAAATTCATTTATACTATCAACCCTTGAATCATCAAAACTTATACTAGAAATACCTATTGGATAAACATCATGTAATACATAAGTTATTGAATCTGTACCAATAACATGAACTTGTGTTATTCTAATAGTCCCAAACATTGAATCACTTTTGGCTACTGATGCTCTATTATCGCCAGTCCAGTCCTTAACTGATTGGTCTATATCCCCAAGTTGACCAATAGTAGAATTTCCGAGATTTGATGCAATAGTACTATTAGTTAAAGAACTAATTCCTGATTGTATTCCATTTGTTAATATATCTTTAGCTGAAGAAGATATAGAATCTACAGCATTATTAAACAATCCTGATACCATAGAAGATAAATCTTGATTATCCTCTATTTCTGTAGATCCTTGGGTATTGTATCTATCTATTAAAGCAATCCATTTTTCTATTGCAATTCTCACTGAATATGAATCATCTAAATAAAATGTAGCACTCCAATCTGTATCATAAACCTTAGTACCAGGAAGTTTATAAGCATGTCCCCATTTATAAAAATCTCTTTGATTTATTTTAACTCCAGGTATAGTTGTAGCTTTACATAAAGTGTTTAATTTAGGCGCTGTAAGATTCAATATACTTAATTTACTTGGAAAATCTATTGATATTTTGTATTTAAACCCTCTAGCACCATTACCACCTAGAGCTAATTCTAAGTTTCCTTGCATATCAATCATAGTTACTCCTTATTCCTTTATTCTTTATATTCTATTTGTAATAGTACCTTGAGTAGTACTACTAGATGGTGGATTTTCATTAGTTTTATTAGCTATATAATATTTAAATGTTACTGTAAATGTAGCAAATGACTCAGCATGCTCTTGTGAAAAACTAATAGGGCTAATAGCTGATAATATTGCGTTTTTTGTTTCAACTAATGTAGTATATAATTTTGTGTTATCTTCATCACCAGCTTTTAAACTGTTTGCAATTTCCATTGCTATTGTTTGTAGAGCAAGATTCCATTGCATTTCATTAGGAAATCTATTTTGCATAAAATCATATATATAGACAAAATTTCTCCATAATCCAAATGTTTCAGTATCTCTAAATGTAATTTCTATTTGTCTAATTTCTTGTCTACCATTAGTATAAACCCATTGACCACCAACCCATTCTTCTATAGGATGAGAATTTATTTGTGGTGTGTTAACACTCAATATTGCTGTATTTATTAAATCTTTATTCTGTGCAAAATTACTAAAAGGAGAATTTATTATATTAGAATCAGTAAATATACTTGTATCAACTAACGAAAGATTTTTAAGTTGGAAATATGCTGTTGAAGACCAATTACGATTATATATTAAATTCTTAGCACTGTTGTTATAACTGTTTGTCACTATAATTTCCTTTATAAATATTCTTAAGAATATTTATAAAGGAAATTAATGGAGTCAACAAATATCTTAAATGCAGAAGTAAACAATACAGAAAATACAAAAATTATTAATATCAATTTTCCAATAACAATTAATTTTGGGGAAAATAAAATATTATCATTTAGACCCTGGAAAGGTAGAGAAAGGAGATTTTTGCAAAAAATTATAAATGGAGATATCACTGATAATATTGAAACCGTTCTAATATATAATTGTATGGAAAATTTGACTTATTTAACAAAAAAAGAAATTACTTATACATTGTTAAAGTTGTTTGCAGAATCTTATAGTTATGAATTGCAAAAAGAATTTATTTGTAGTTGTGGTGAAAGTAATAACGTAATGGTTGATTTAAATACAGTATTAAACCAAAAAATACTATCTAATTTTGAATCAGTATCAACTGGACAATATACCTTCTCAATTGATTCAAGTGCTAGTTTTAATCCATTATTTTTTAATAAACAAATTATAGTTGAATCAGAATTTGATAAATTATTCAATGAATTATGTATTCATTTATCTGAGATATATAAGGATGGAGAAGAAGTATTATTTAGATCTTTTGATGAGCTTTTAGAATTTATGGATAATATACCAGCAAAAGATTTTGATGAATTATTTAATCAATATACACTAAAAGCATTTAGTTTTATTGCTATCACTAAATATACTTGTAGTAATGAAGATTGTAAATCAGAAAATATAGAATTTATCGATGCTATTGATGAAATGGCTAATAGGTTCTATTTATGAAAATAAAACTTAACTTATATGATAAAATAATTGATTGCAAAGCTTACAAAATCAAGAATGTAAAAAAAGCATTGTATGAGTTAGGGCAAGAAGATGAAGAAAATACTCAAGAAACTAAAATCGATATTTTGTTTAATAAATTAATTAAGAATATTGAAGATATCGATATAAAAAATTTAACTATGTATGAAAAATTATATATAATGTTAACTATTAAAAGTAAAATAGATGAGGATAATATAACTATAACACATACTTGTGATCATTGTAAATCAGTTACTGAATCAGTTATCAAAATAAGCGAATTTGTTACATTGTCCAATACTTCTAAAACTATAAGAGTATTAAATGATAATATAAATATTAAATATGCGGATAGTTTTGAAAAAAGTATTAATACAGATATTATAGATATATTACCATTAGTAGATGCTATTAATATTGAAAGAGAATTTAATACTATATTATGTCCACTAAATATTAATGCTGAAACTACTTGTATATTGTGTGATAATATAACTCAAGTACCATTAACTATGGATTTTATGGTTGATCTAGTATTACCTTTAGATCTTGAGAATTTCTATTGGATGGAAGTTAATATGAAATTAAAGGGATATTCATTAAATGAAATTGAGAATATGTATCCTTATGAGTTACAATTATATTCAGGTATGTATGATAAGTTAACTGGAGCTAAACATGAGTAATAGAAAAGATCTAGCATCAACTTATAGTAGTATTGTAGACAGAAGAGGTCTGATAAGACATTTGGTGCCTTTTCTTCGTTCAGAAGATGATGCAAAACTTATGGCTGATTATTTAGACCAAGTTGTAAAATATAAAGAATCTATGCTTAGCGATGATACTATGACTAATATAGAAAGATCTTACCACGATAAAGGTATTCCTATTCTTAACTTTTTTAATAAGTATGGTGGATTACAAGGAAGCATAAAAAAAGCATCTGGCTATCGTAGTAAAGTTATAAATGCTGAGATAAACCAAGTAAATAAATTTTATAAACATTTGATGCAAACAGATAAAGAACGAGTTAGTGCTCTAAAACAAACACAATCGCAATTAAATACATATATAAAACAGGCTAAACAAGAATATATTTTATTAAAAAAATCGGGTGGTTCGGCTAAGGAATTGAGACTATTAGCAAAACAAATTTCTAATTATAAACAAATTAAAGAAAAAGAAGTAAATTCTAAAATACGTGGTTACGGTAAATCTGGGTATGAAGATATCATAGATAGTAACAAAAAAACTTTAGATGAACTAAAATACAAGTATGATAATAGCAATCTTACTCATAAACAGAAAAATATAATTAAACAACAATGGGTTAATACTAAAAGAGAATTAAACAAAAATATAGACAAACATGATAGTTTTATAAATTCAGGTGAAGCCAAAAAAGAGTTTACTATTAGAAATGCTGGTTCTTTTATATCTGATGCAGTATCTACAATAGCTTCTAATCCTTTAGCTGCAGCTGGTATGTTAAGAACAGCTTTTACAGTACTTTCAAGAGCAGTTGGACTTAACCCTTATGTAGCTGGTGCAATATTAGCGTCTATTGGTTTTAGAGAATTTATTGCACCAAAAATATTTGGTAGTAACAAAATGCAAGGATTTGCTCCTGGTACTCAGGTAATGGGTACTAATATGACTACAGGAACACAACAATTAGTTACTCTCCCACGTGCCTTAAAAGGGAAAAGTTTTACTGATACTCT